TTGTTTTGCAACAGCGTCAACGATGCCTTTATCTTGGGAAGAATGGGAGAGAAATGCTTTCATCGTAGCCCCCCTGAAAGGTTTTCTTCATAACCTTATTGAGCTAAAGATCAGCTGGCATAAAATGTATTGACTGAGGAAGGTTTTTCATTGGTTTTGATGGGAAACAACATTCTTGTACCGCAAGTCATGGTAACCTGGATAAGTTTTGCAAGTCAAGGGTGCCGAGTCCCTTTCTGGTTACAGGGAATATTTCCGAAATTGGTTTTGAACAATATCAAACCAAACATACTCTTATGTTAGGAAATTTGCGGTGATGGGGGCATGAGATTAAGGTGCGGATTCCAATGGCCACACATCCAGCGCCAGCCCGTGCCAGCGCACCACGCCCCAGGCGCGATCCAGGTACTTGCGGTCCTTGGGGTGCTCGATTATCAGCACTAGGCCGGCGCGCTTGCCGGTCATGCTGGCATAGTGCAGGGCCTGGGCGATGCCCTCGGCCCACTTGTTGGCAAAGTCAAATTCAATGGCGTGGGTTTGGGTCAGGCAGTCGCAGCGGGTGCCGTCGCTCAGCACCACCTCGGTTATGCCGCCCTCCTGGGCACACCATTTGGCTTGATAGTACTTCTCCGGATGCAGGCGCTTGTGGCCAGCATAGGCTGCGGCCGCCAGGCCGATAAGGGCCGCCAGGATCAGCAAAGCTATTATCAGGCGCCGCATGAATCCCCCACTGTTAATAGCCCGGCGATTCCATTGCAAAGAACGCGCCCGCTCTAAACGCCGATAAATACGGGGCTCCAGGCAGCGGGCAGCCAGATGTTTGCCGTAGGGGATGGGCTGCATACCGTTATTCCGGCCTAACCAAATTCACTTGCTGGCCGAAAGCCTGTTGCACCTGGACGAAGGTTGCCTCGCACTCAAATTGACTGACCACATGCACCCAGGCCACCTTGCCGATCAAGGCGTTACCCGTGTCGGTTTCCAAGATCATTACAAGATAGGGCGGCAGGCCTGGATCATCATAGCGGGCGCCAGCTTCAAATGCATTGCCCTCTGGATAGAACTTGGTAAGGCGCTCCCGGGACTCCTTAGTCAATTGGGGGGCCGGCCACCACCCCACCAGCCTGGTGGGCAGATCATACGGCACGTTCACCAAATCATGCATCAGTTTGGCATAGCGCAGGTCTTTAACGGGGATGTTCAGCATATCGGCCGACTCCTTTGTATTCACCTATGATGTACGCCAGTCTCTTATAAGGCTCTGTGGCCGATGGCGCCGGAGCTTATCAAGTGCGCGGATACAGCTCTGCGCCACAGCCTGATGGGTAACGTGCAAAGCATCGGCCACCTGACGGGTGCTTAGAGCCTCCTCGGTTAAATCCAGCAAACAGGTTTGTTCCATGCTCAAGATCAGGGCAGCCACCAAGGATGGGTGGCGCGGGCTCTGGATCGCCTGCCGTGTTTCGCGGCATTCCCAGCAGAGATGCCAACGGCAGCCGATCCAAGGGCAAGGCCGGGGGCTGCTGTAGCAATCAGCGCGGCGCCGGGGCCTGCTATCCCGTACACCTTGGATCATTGAGCGCTCCAAAGGATTCCGGCGAACACAAAGGCCCACCAGGCGGCGGCATAGGCCACGGCGCAAAGGGCCTCCTTTAAAAAAGCTGCAAGCCTCATGGATGCACCAGCTTTGCAAGATCGTTAGCCATCCAGGCAAAGGCCGCGCCGGCGCCCACAACGGCGGCGGCTAATACGCTCAAAGCCCAAATTAAGATTGCTCGTTGCATCTTTTCTCCATAGCCTGGCTCATCAGGGCGGGTAGGCCGTTTCCCGCCGAGGCCCGGTGCCGGCAGCGCGGGCTCTGTGGGGGGGCAACAGAGCTCCTAGCCGTAACGCTGCCGGTCACTCCCGGCCTTTCGCCTACTTCATAGCTGCTACCCTTTGTTGCTGTGAGCGAATGTCATGCCCGCGCGGTGACGAGGGGGGCGGCACCGCGCGAGACTTGCCTTTGTTCATTGCATCGAACAACGGCAATTCCTGCGCCTGCTTGCGCTTGTAATCAGCGCTCAGCATGCTTGCATAGCGTTCCGTACAACCCACCTCCTCGGCGATCTTGCGAACGGTCCAGCCGCCTTGGCGCAATAGCAATCGCACCCGGCGCCTTTTTGTCTTGAGTTCGTGCAAGGTGGGCAGGGTCAGGCGTGTACCGCCGTAATCGGCGCACAAAGCCTCAAATGCCTCTATCCCAATTAGCCTGGCAAGCCGGTGATCCGGCTTTGCCTTCTTGGGGATGTAGTGGCTTACGCCACCGATGACTAGGCACAGCTTGGTTGTCGCTTCAGACCCGATCAGTTGGTTGAGTTCCTGGAAACCGCTTCCACATCTGCTCATAGGGTACCCCCCATTCTTTGGGTTAATAGACGCAGGACCGCCTGCGCCTGCAAAAGATGGGTTGGCGCGCATCTCTTGCAGATCGGTCCCGTATCCAATGGGCACCTGGGGCAGGCAGCGTCCCGAATACAGGTTTCTAATTCGGTCAGCGTCGGTAAACCTTGAGGGGTTTCCTGTGAATGCTCCAGGGCGGCCAGGATGCGGCCTAGTTGCTTGTCCGTGTTTCCGCTATAGGTGCCGGCAAGCACCTGATATACAGTGGTGCGATTCAACGATGGGTGATCCTTGCAAAAAGCATGGGGGCTGCCATAGCGGGCCTTGATAGCTTCGGCTGCCTTATCTAATTCGGTCACCATCATTGGGGCTCCGGGTCCAATTCCCGCTTTTTGCAGCGGGTGTAAAGGTCTTTGGCCAGGGTTTGCAGATCAGCCTGGTCGTGCAGCCAGGCAAGCTTTTCCACGCTGAATTGCTTTTTGACCCTGGCGTCCAGCTTGTCCATGTCGTAGCCGAGTTTGGCCCACAGGGCGCAGATGTAACGCTTTTGATCGGCATAGGGGGTGCTGTTGGGAATGCGGTAGAAACGGCGTCTATCGCGGGCTGGCTGCTTTTTGGGCCGTGAAAATTTAACGCCCTGGCGTTGGAAGTGATCGCAGAGGTCCGCCAGGTCACCGTCTTTCAGCTTGGCCGCGCTTGCCACCCCATAGCGGCTATGCAGCACCAGGCGGTAGGTGTCTTCATCCCAGCCCAGCGTCTTTTTGCCGATATGCACTTTTGCCAGCGCGGCCTTACGGTTCATCGCCTTTCCCTTGGCTGCTCATCAGGTCCAGGCCGCCACGCCTGGACGACCGGCCCAAGCGGGCCGGTTTCGCATTAGTTGCCGTTGAGGGCGCCTTTGATGCGGAGCCCCTGCTTGAAGTGCACGCCCTTGCCTGCCGCAATTTCCATGGGCTCGCCGGTTTTGGGGTTGCGGCCCTTGCGGCCCTTGCGATCGCGCACGGAAAAGGTGCCGAAGCCCTTGATCCCCACCTTTTCGCCGCTTTCCAGGGCATCACCGATGCTGCCCAGCACCGCGTCAACAGCGCGGGTGGCCGCCGCCTCGCTCATGCCTTCCACTTTCCTGGTCACTTCGATTGCCAAATCCCTCTTGTTCATTTGCCGCTCCTTAATGGTTGGTTATTCGCCGATTTCCTCTGTCTTAAGCTCGATAAAGAATTCGTCGCCGCTTTGGCGTTTGACGCCCACCAACGCCAAGCGTTCATCAGGCCAGTCGCGCATGGCGTCCTTGTCCACGGTTTCCTTGCAGCGGACCGCCTCGGTAAAGCCGTAGGCTTTGATCTTTTCCAAAACCATGGCCAGGGTCAGCTTGGGTTGGGTGAGTAGCTTGGTTGTTTTGCGAAAGCCGATTGTGCCGAAGGTCAGCTCCCGGCTCTTGGGCTTGGTGAATAGCTCGGCCTTGTTCATTTGGGCGAAGGTGGCCAGGCCGGTTTCCAATTCCTTGCGCCGCGCCGCAAGGGGCTCGGCTTTGGTTTTGGCCTCGGCTTTAAGCTGGTCCACGCCTTCGTTAAGGCCCGATTCAATGGCCTTTAGGTCGCGGTCCAGGCCGGCCAACTCGGCCAGGGCCGCCTCGGCTTGTTTCAGGTCGGCGATTGTCTCGATCGCCTTGGGCTTACTGCGCCTGGGCATGGGCTTCTCCTTTTTGAAAGCGGGCCAGGATGGCGTTGCACTCGGTTATGATCTTTTGGCGGGTGACAGGCTTGCCGGGATCGCGGTCCATGAAACAGCGCACCAGGCGGCAGGCTGCCAGCCGTTCCGGTTTATAGGGGTCTTTGATGGCGCGGGGCGGAATCGGCGTCTGCTGGTGATCCCTGCCCTTGGTGGTGACCCGCCAAAGGCGGGTGTTGCCCTGGCGGCCATGCGGTGTGATAAAGCCTTCCGCATGTAGCCAGCGGCAGTACTTCTGCGCATGATTGCGGGACATGCGCGTTACCTGCTCAATATCCGCCGTGGTCCAGCCCGGCCGCACAGCCCGGATGGCCCGCCAGATGCGCTGATACCCTTCAACCTCTTGCTTTTTGATTGCCTCGGGGTGATAGGTGAACACGCCCGGTTCCACGCGCTTTAGTTCACCGCGTCTTAAAAAGTCGCGTATCGCCCGGCGGGTGTGGTCCCTGTCCGTAGCGTCCTTTATATCGAACACGTGAAAAATATCGGCGTAACTGATCCGGTCGCCTGCTTTGGCGCAGAGGCCATTGATGGCTTGCCGGATTTGGCCGGCAGTGGGGCGGCTCATTTCTTGCCCCCTTTGGCCGGGGAGAGCCGCTTGGCCATGGCTTCATCAACCTTGCCGGTCTCCGCCGCCTTGGCCATCTGCTCCAGGCTTATGATCAGGTTGTGGGCGCGCCGGAAATTGCCTTTGCAGAGAGCGTGCACCACGGCGCAGGCCTCGGCGCTCAGCTTCAAGCCAGCGGCAGCCGCCGCGTACATGCTTATGTCCTGGTTGGTGATGGGCTCAAAGCGGATGCGGAACTCTGATGGGATGCGGTCGTCAATGCGGCTGCGGGCAGCCACGCGCGAGCCCAGGCCCAGCTCGCCGATCAACACGATGGGCGCGCCGGTCAGATCGTGTATGTCGCGCAAATCCTCCAAGCGCCCAATATGCAGGCGGTCGGCCTCATCCATGAAGATGGTGCTGTTGGCATCGGCCTGGCCCATCACCTCTACGATGCGGGTTTTGCAGCGGTTGGCGCCGTGGGGGCGCAATCCGGCCACCTCAAAGCACAGGGCTTGCAGGAACGCCGCCTGGGTCCAGTCTTCCCAGGCCCGCAAATAAACGCCGCCGTTCTCGGCATGGGCGTTGAGCGCGGCCAGGGTCTTGCCCAGGCCGGCCTCGCCGGAAACCATCAGCATGCCGGGGCGGCCCTTTTCGGTGTCCTGGGCCATGGCCAGGGCCGCGCGAAAGCGCGTAACGTTGGCGGTTTCAATGAATACGCCTTTTTTCAACGCTCACCTCCTTGGGCCAGTTCTTCTTGGGATTGGTGCCACCTTTTGAGCTGCTCAAAGCGACTCCCGGTCACCTTGAATTCATCGCTGGCTTCGTAGCGGGCCATGAAATCCAGGTCCGCCTGGATCAGCGCCACGCCTTCAAAAGTATTCAGGTTGAATAAGTACTCGTAGCGGTCCAGGGGGCTGGCGAAGGCTGGCCGGTCATAGGGCGGCGCCTCGGCCTGGCTGGCAAGCCAGCTTTCCTGGGCGCGCTCGATGGCCGCTTTTTCCGCCTGGCTGATCTGCGGGGTTTGGCTTAGGTCCGGCTGCTTGGGCTCCGGCGCCGGCAGGGGCACGCGCTCTTGGCGGCCCATCCAGGGCAATACTTCCAAGGCCTCGGCGTCGGTTTGGGTTTCGCGGGCCAGCCGCATGGTTTGCTTTCTAAGGCTGGCCTGGCGCTTGTTGGCTTCCTTGATCGCAAGCAAGTCCATGTCGCTGCCCAGGGCGCGGGCCACCGGGTGCAGCGCTTCCACGGGCCGGGCCACGCCCAGGTAATCGCCTTTCAAGGTGTAAAGGTGGATCTCGCTCAGATCGGCCCAGGAGTACATGCAGGCAATTTCTTGTTTAAGCCCATAAAGCGCATCACTCTCAAAATCAATGCCCGCCAAACGGATACGGCAGCGGCGGGGCTTTTTGATTTCACGCCACAGGAAATGCTGGGTTAGTTCAACGGTGGGGATGCCCGGCCCGCGCCCGGCCGCGAACACCTCCAAGGGTTTGGCGCCCTTTAGGCCTTGGTGCGGCTGCATGCCGTACCAGCCCAGGTATTCGCGGAAGATGTCTGAGGCTTGTTCGATGGTGGGCACAAATGGGTTGTGGCGGGCGCGGTGGAATTTTTCGTTGCGCGCTAAATAGGCCGGTTTGTCGTCTACCGAGCGCCCGCGATGGCTGGGCAAGAGCCGGGCGCATTGGTTGTCGAAGGTGCCGAAAAAGCGCTCCACTACCTTGGATCGGCCCCAATAGGGCCGGGCGAATTGAACGGCGATGCCCAGGCGGCTATAGAGGCCTTGCAGCTGCATGGGTATTTCATCATCAGCCGCGTGGGTGAAGAACTTGGCGCGGAAAGCCCTGCCGTTGTCGAGGTAAACCACCTTGGGGTACTTGCCCAGGTGCTTTACGGCCATGTAGAGGGCCGATGATATGGCTATGGTGTTTTCCTCGGGCATGATTTCCCAGCCCAGCGGAAAACGGGAGGCCCAATCAAACCAGACGATCAAGGTCATACGGGCCGGGCGGCCGGTGATGGGATGGATGGCGTCGAAGTTAAGGCGGTGGCCGTCAGCCACCAGCACGTCGCCGACTTCCAATAAGCTGTCGTCGCGGGTGATGAACGGGCCTACCTTATCGGCCAGGGCCTTTTCGCCTTCGCGCATAAGCACCACGTGGTCGTAATTGTCGCGGGTGTAGCGATCAATAAAGCGGTAGGTTGTGCGCTGGCTCGGGCAGGGTAAGCCGCGCTGCTCGAGCGCAGCGCACATGGCGCGGTAGGCCAAAAGCACGGAGGGCTTTGTCTGTTGCAGATAGTTTTTCAGGAAGATTTCAGCAGCTTCATCGCCGATATCGCCTTGCTTGCCTTCGGCCGGCGCCCAGCCCCGGTGATCGCAAAGGATGCGGTAATCGCCCTCGGCCTCTTTAAGCTGGCGGTCCCAGCGGAAAAGAGTGCTGCGGCTGATCTTGCCCAGTGCCTTATATATGGATGGGTGGCTCGTGCCTGAGTTGTAGGCCAGCAGGAATGCCTTGTCGGCCTTGGCCTTGTTGGCTTTGGCCTTGCGCCTGAATACCTGCCAATCGGCATGCAGCTTGAGCCGGGCCAGGCCGGTCTGGTGCGCCTTATCCGGTATGGGCTTTGATTCATAATGGGGGCTGGTGGGGGCCGGCTGTTGCCGGGCCTCATGGGCCACGATTGCGGCCTGCACGTCGGCCGGCAGGGTTTCAATGGGATAGGTTTTGCCGCCGCCCCTGCCTTGGCGTTTTTCATGTGGCCAGGATTCACGCTTGGCGCGGTGGTGGATTGCTTGGCGCGTTTTTCCCAATATGCCGGCCAGGCTCCCAGCTGTAACCGTGGCGCCGCTTGTCATGATGCGCCTCTTTCAAGCATGTCTTTGGGTAGGCTGAGGTACCTGGGCGGGCAACCTATAGCGAGCAGCCGGGCAAGAACCTTGCTGTTGTTTTGGGTGCCTTTAACTGTTCTTGATACAACCGAATGCGATAATCCAAGCTCATTGGCAATGTCCATCATGGTAATATTCCGATTGTCTAGGAACTCTCGAATACGCCACGGATCGCGGTACTTCCCGGCACCTACTGCGGCATGGGTGTTGGTGGCGTTCATAGCTGCGACTCCAACTTGCGTTTCAGCTTCTTGGCCTCTTTCTCAGCCAGGCAGGCCCGGCCATAATCGCGGGCGAATAGGTCTTCGTTTTTAAGGAGCTCCAGGCCGTGGGCCGCCAGCTGTACTGCCAGTGGCGCGGGGTCCGTCACCGCCGCGCAAAAAACGTTGATGGCCAGGACGCCGGGCATATGCTCCCGATCCGCAGGGTTGAGCCATTTGTCTAGGGTGGCCGAGCTCAAGGTTTGGGCATTGCCCACGGTAAGGCGCACGCCGGCTACCAGGGCGATGCCGTTCATGCGGTCAAGGATTTGCTCTCGGGAAAGGCGCGAAAGGCGGGCGGCATCTCGCATGGATGCCTTCACCTTTGACACCAGGTCAGGCGCCTGGGCTTGGAAGCTATCGAAAAGGTTTTGGCTGGCGTTGGCTTTGCTCAATTTACCGTCCGGATTTACTGTGACTTAGACGGTTGACCCGGTTCACCGGCGGCTGCTAATCTGCTGTTACAAATATGCGCGTGTTTGTGCCAGCCACAACCGCATACTAGTACTTTTAGTTGATTAAAATCAACCTTAAATTGATTTGCAGGTTTATTTTTTATGCTTTTAGTTGTGAAAGCGGTTTAAATGGCGGATAAGAAAGCAAAATCCAGACCTGCTCCTGACGAACAAGAATTTGCAACTAAGGTTGCAGGTTCCAATGATGATCCTGCAAATGCCGGCGCTAGCATTGACCGTATGAAGGAAGCGCTTAAAGTTAAGTCCGATATTGAATTGGGGGCGATCATCGGTGTAACGCCCCAGGCGATTTCAAAAGCCCGCAAGCAAGGGCGTATTCCGCCTGATTGGGTGTTAACCACAGGTTTAAAATCCGGTAGATCGCTTGACTGGTTATTTTTGGGAACCGCTGACCAGGCGGAGCTCCAGGACGAAAACAAGGTTTTAAAGGATGAGCTGGCCAAGCTTCAGTGGCAAACCAGCGTGCCAGTTTTGGGCTTGGCTGATTGCGGTATCAAAGGCTGGCAAGTCAAAAAGGCATCGTCACTTAAAACCCAGCCCCCACCAGACATGGCTGATCCTAACGGCACCTTTGCGGTGATCGCTTTCGGCGATAGCATGATCCCACTTGGCATCAATGAGGGCTTTTTGCTTTATTGCGATGAAGCCACGGAGCCGGCGCAATTCGACGTGGTTTATATTGAGCA